CCGCACCACCAGGGGCTGAATGAAAATCAATATATGCATTTCCATTTGCGGTTCTTCCTTGACCCAAATTAAAATTAACATCTGAAGCACCAGTACTTTGCCCAATGTTAAGTAATCGAACTGTAGTAGTAAATCCTCTTTCTGTAACTGCTTGAAAATTTTGACCTCCTAAAATATCATCTAACGAAACATTTTTCCAAACCCCATCAACTGGATCATAGCTCAGTATATCTCCTCCCTGTTCATCAACTATGACCACATCGATAAGTCCTTCAAGCGTTCCTACGCCTCCAAACAAGGAGGTTGGAACTAAGAAAATTTGACCCGAACGAATTAATAGAAGCGTATCGCCCGTTGTCGTTGTTCCGTTTTGCTGTACACCTGCAAGTAGATTTCCCCTACTTTGGGCATCGTACATTTCATCAATAATGTTTTGAATTAATTCCCGATGCGTAGATGCAATAATAGGCTGCTGACTCGCTAACAGTGAATTTTTTAGGGCTTCGAGTTGTGCTTTAGTTAGTGCCATTATTATTTGTCGATTAGGTTTTCGTAAATACTACTAGGAAAAACAAAATGTTTATTTCTTCGTTTTGGTGCGCGTATTGACGTGCTTACGTGACCAGCTTTTAATTCTTTTACATAGCTTATTCCATCAAAAATAAACGCTGTGGAGGTCATTTTTAGCAGTGCCACATTTGCGTCCGCGTCAATTTGGCGCGTAATTATTGCCCGTTCCTGTGACTCGGCTTGATTAAATGTTCCCTGCGGGTCCGCTGTTTTAGTCAACCCAAACTGCGTAATGTTAAGCCCGTGCGCGCTTATGAACCTGCGGTATGAAATCAATACTAAATACCGCTTAACTTTCTTGTCGATAAAAGCAAGAAGCTCAGAACGCAAAGGAAATGCCAAATCAGCCCCTAAAATATCGCTGTAAAGATCTTCGCCCAGTCGAGGTTCCAAGTCATATTCTTGAGCTGCCTGTATATATAGGTTTAGTTGATCTTCACTAATGTTCTGCGAAAACTTGACAAGGTTCGCCCCTGTAAAATCTTCCTTACAAATTAATAGTCTATCCGGCATAATTATCTTCCTCCTCTTCGTCTTTTGTAACTAACCAAATTGCAGCGTCAATATCTTTCATGCTGAATCCCTGCATTAACATAAGCGCGGCTTGATCGTAGGTCAATTCATCTTTGTTGAACTTACGAACTATGCGCTGTATATTTTGCAGTTGTCGACCTGTCAAATTAGCAAAGGCGTTGTTCTGTTCTTGTGCTGTCAATTCAGGAGCTGCCCCCGGCAAAGTTACGGAAACACTACTTTCAAGGTCAATCTCAAACAGTTCCTTTTGCTCGTCTATTGTCAGTCCTGCAATAACTGAATCGGGCATAAAGTCAAAAGGCTTGAGCGTGCTTAGTGTAAAATCAGCATTAGGAGGTAAACCCTCCAAAGCCAGTATTGGTTTGAGCATATCAAATGCCTGCTTAATCATGTCCTGCATACCAAATACCGAAAGTGAAAAGAGGGCCATCTGGTTTTTTATTTCGTTGGTATCTCCCAGTTTTCCCCCTTCGCCAAGACCCACTAAAATGGCTGGTACGCTCATTATTCTAGCTACGCGCTTTGCGATCCGATCACTTGCCCGATCTGTCTGGTCTAATATTTCCGCTACGTTGATTGTTGTCACCGTAGGTTTAAATTCCTCAGTGCTGCCTTTTAGGTGCAAAATCGGGCTTGCGTCTTCCCCCGTGAAACTTTCTAGTGCCTCATCAAAATAGTCTTGAGCGGTCTTGTCGTCTTCGTCTTTGTTTTGATCGTCGATTGGCCCTGTAGAAATCACAACCGGGGTTCTAAATCCTTGCGCAATATTTCTAAGGTCTAAGCGGCTGATTTTGCCATCAGAAACTACATCCTCAATAGATGCGTAAAACGGAGGTATTGGGTATTTATCGTAATACCTACCTAAACCTTTCTTAAAAATATAAAGTATCTCCCCTAACTGCTCTTTATGCAATTCGATTTGGTCGGCTATAATTTGAGCGCGTTCTATAGGTGTTCTTTCAGGATCGTATTCAGGATAAAATCGTGTATCTTTTTCAAACTTTCCAATTTCGCCCATGAGCGGATTATATTCAAAACCGTTGTTTTTTCGTCGCAAAGTAGAAATTGGAATGCAATAAACCTTTGCAACCTGCCCAAGATTATTAAAAACCAATCGGAGTGCCAAGCCCTGAAAATAGGACACGTTTGTACTCAAGTCATCGACTAGCCCAGCTAAACTTTGGTACTTGTTAGCTTTAATTTCATCCATACCTTCTAGGATAAAACCGTCTGCCTTTATGAATTGCTGCAACCTATTTACGCAAGCGGTTGCGGTTCCTGAATTGTCTACCGTTGCAATGATCGCATTTGGCAAATTATCAAGTTCACCAAAAAAATAGTAATCATTTGCCTGGTTCTTTACAATAACAGCAACGGCATTTTTAATTGATCTAGCTACCTTTGCTTTTAGATCGGACAGGGTTTTGAATATGGTTTCGCCCTTGGCACTAGCTGAAGGAGCCTGCATATTTATAATCCGTTGTGCCTGCCTTACATTCCTAGACTTGCTCATTTAGTTTTTTTTCTTGCAACTTTTAAAGGCTCTTTAGTTTCTGATTTTACAGATTCAAAAAATTCACTGACCAATGGAGTTTCTTTCAATCGCTTTTGTACGTGTTCACCTTGGATATTATCTGAATTAACTAGCGTTCCATCCGATAGGACTAAAGTTTTATTTTGGTATTCTGGTTTGAATTTCAGCATAACCTTTAATTTTAAGTAAGATATGAAAAAAGCCCCGCCCGAAAAACGAGTAGGGCTGTTTAATTTTAATTTTTGATTAAACTACTAACGCTTCTATGATTGCAATATCTTCCGCAAGCGTAGAACTTTCAGTTGATCTGAAATAAAGCTGTAGATTTTCGTGGTTTCCATTCATTGCCAACGTGTAGATATTACTATCTATAATTGCAGTACCGGAACCTCCATCAATAGCACTCGCTTTCAGGCCAAAATTTGCAAAGTTAGCTCCTTTGTTTACACCCCAACATTCTAGCTCACCGCTGTTTGTTTCAACAACTATGAACGCCCCCTCAACATCAATCAGTGACTCAATCGCTTCTAGTTCAAGCGGACCATTGTAATAGATTACAACATTGATACCGTGATTCCTCAAAGAAAAGTTATCTCCAACTTCTAGAGCCATAACTGAATTATGCTTTTCTCGCTTACCTACGACCTTAATGAATCCTTTCGTTTCTGCAAATGTAAAGGCTGAGGCTAAATTTCCAGTTCCAAAAGTCACCGCAGTAAGGTCTGAAAGTAGACCGATATACATTCGTTTGTTAAGCCCGCCCGGCTTTCGGGTTGCGGCACAATCGGGGTTGATTGACCGTGTTAATACGCTGCATTGTACTTCTGGCATATTTGTATTTTTTTAAATTGTGAAATTAGGCGACCTTTTACAGTCGCCCAATTAAATTATTTTGGTAAGTACAAAGAGAACTCTGCTGCGTACTTGTAGGTAATATCAGACTTCATTCGGTTCTTAATTCTGTAGACTTGATCTCCTGTAACGTCTCCTAAATACAATACCTGAGCAAAAACCTCATCAGAAAGCAAGTCAAAACCTAAGAACACGTTACCCGGATTAAACACCGCTAAAAGGTTGTCTTCCCAATATGGCATAGCCACCAAATCAATATCCAAATAAGGAATCAAAGCGGTCTGATCGAAGTAAACATCTCGTGTAAATGCTCCTGCACCGCCAGCAATTAAACCATTTGCAACTCGGTACGCGTCTGCGATTCTGTCAGATACGTGAATCTTTGTTCTTCCGTTACCTGTACTTGAAATCTGCTTCTTGACCTTCTGAGGGATGCTCATGTAAACAGAAGTTAAAACGCTTAGTACATTATTCTGATTAATGAAAAAAGCATTACCAGCACTAGCCGCTGTAGATCCTACTACTACCTCGTCAATAGTCAATACATTACCTGTAATCTCAATTACCGTAACAACTTGACCTGAAATTGTGGCGCCACCGATTGTCTGGTTTCCATTGGTTCCAATCAAGGTTACACGGTCTCCAACAATGATATTTGCAGCACTTGCCACCGTTACCGTTGCATTACCTGCTGTACCTGATGCAATAGCTGAAATTGCGGACTTTGAATTAGCTGGCAAAGACTTTTTAGCGACGCCTGCGTCTGCTTTTGCTTCTCCCAAAAGACCAACGTAATCGCCTGAGAAACTAGCTGTAGCTACTTGGGTATTGTTTACGCCTGCCTTACCTAGAATATACAGAGCTTCGTTAGCAATAGCCATACGCGGAACGTAAATTCTATCTAACAAGAAGTTGTAAAGCTGTGGAGTCAATTTGTAATCCTCGAAAGAACCAGGTGATTGCTGCTCAGATTCCCAAGTCTTGCTTAACTGAATTGCGTCAATTTCATCCATGACCTCATAAGCCTTCATGGTCAACTGCTTTTCGCTTAGTTCAATGTCACCGCCTTGAGGCACAAACTTTGCGCTAGGTGTCTGCAATTCAATAACACGGTTAACGCCTCGTAGCGTTTCCACGTTTTTAACTGATTCTACGGGCGTTACTAAACCCCTGTTTACGATTCCCGTTGGGCCTAGAATTGCGGGTGTAAGAAATTCAGCATACAGCTTACCCGCGTAAGTATTGCCGTTTGGAAAATTAATATCTGCCATTGTATTTTTTAGTTTTATGGATTAAACCTTATTCATTGCTCGCTGTCTGATTTGCTCAGAAGTCGATAATTTTGCGAAGTCCGCTGCTGGAATAACTGCATTTTTCTTCTTAGTGTCAGGATCACCGTTCACCATGTTTTTTAGATCCTTGAATTCAACTGCCAACTTTGTAAGCTTTGTATTGCCGTCTGCGATTACTTTCGCCTGAGCTGCTACCTTTGCATTCAAAGCGACTATAACGGCTTGATCTTTCATCTTGTCATCTTCCATTGCTGCGATAGTAGACTGTAATGCTTCTACTTCTTCCATTGCTGCGGCTGGTGCTGCGGCTGGTAATACTTCGATTACAACGCCTGCTTCGTCAAGTACCACACTAGATCCATCTGCAAATGAGTGCGGGCCTGCTGGAGCTAATGTTTCGGTTGGAAGTCCATCTTCTGCGATGTAGACCGTTTTACCCAACATATCACCTTCGCCCTCGATAAAAATGGAAACGCCTGCGTCGGTTGTCATAACCATGTTTCTCATCTGCACCTTAAAGATGTTCTTCATAGCGTTCATTGCCTTTTCAAAGGCTGTAATTTTCTCTTCTGTTTTCATATTTTCATCGGTTAAAATTTCAATTTGATTCCTGCTAAAAGTCAATACCTTGTTTTTGAAGCTAATAGCAGAATAAGTGTTATCAACTAGCTCAGTAGCAAAGCCAAAGTCCAAAGCCATTTTTGAGTCTAGCCGTGATTCTTTGCCCATTAGTGCTAATAGCTTAGTAGCCTTTGCATCTCCTGCAATTTGAGTATACACGTTCAAGATTTGCATATCAGTAGCGGCAAAAAGCTCTGTCAAGGCGGCTAAGCTGTGAACATTTAGCTTTTCGCCCGAAAGTGATTCAGCGGCAACCCACGCGTTATGTATAATCATTTCTGTGTTTTCCGTAACTTTTCGCACCTTACCGGCTAAGAAAATCACTGAAGCTATGCTATTTGCTACGATTGCAACGGTTGTGACCTGCAAGGATTTGAGCTTGTCGTAGATCCTGAATCCTTCCTCAACCGAACCTCCTGGGCTTTTGATCACCGCCTCAAAAGGTTCACCGTAATTATTGGAAATGAAGTCCTCTAAATCATCATAACTAAAGTATTTTTCACCTTCCGCAAAATATTCTGCATCTGCTTTGCTGCTAATTATGCCCTCAATGTTAAGTATCTTCATTTTCGCTACTAATTTAATTACACTATCCAAATAAATTTATGTAAATTCCCCAAAATAATTTAAGTGCCATGCCAAAAGGTGATCTCGATCAAATAAAGGTACATATCTCAAAAGAACTCAAGGCTAACTTTTTGGCTAAGGTCAAGCATGAGAACAAGACGCAAACTAATATTTTAAAAACATTGATACATAAATACCTAAACTCATGATCTACCTACAAAGACTTTTAGCAGTTATCGCGGTGCTTTTCTCCTTAGTCGTTTTCATTATCTGTTTGCCGTTCTTTATCACTGTTTTTTTAGTAACTGGAAAAGATTATTCTGATAAGGTTTTAAGTTGGATGCCAGAGAAATAAATAAAAAGGTTATATTTGTAACATTAAATTTAGGGGCTAAAAAAGGTACGTAATAGACGTTTCGCCTGCGGTAATTTAGAAATGAAACATAGATTCGACTCCTCCGCCCCCTATTTTTATTTTAACTGGACGGACTGGTTTTGTTTGGGATTATAATTTAGAATACCATAGGAAATAAATAAAAAAGTTATATATTTGTTAAGCGACTTTTCTCAGTTATTTTGGGGCTTCCTGTAATTCCACTTACAAGAGGCTCCCTTTTTTTTTACCTCAAATCCCCCTGCAATTCAACTAGCTTAATTTCCCCTTGTACCCGATTCAGGTCGCTTACCTTCGTTACGATTGTCAGGCTGCTAATTGCGTTTTCAAAACTTTGTCTTGTATCAGTTAAGGCCGTACGGTCTAACATAGGAACCCCAGAGCGTGCGATTGCTCCACCATCTGCCAAGTGTCGTTGACTCCCTGTCATCCAAGATCTGCCTCCGTGTCTCTGATTAAAACTAGATAGTGCTTTTAACGCTCCGAAGGCTGATCGCTTCATTACGAATAAGCCCTCGCCTCCTTCTACGTTTGCCACTGTTTGACCTCCCAAAGCAACATCCACGCCACCGCCTGCATGAGATGGCCCCGATACTTCCATTGCTCCACCTTCTGCAAATTTTGGAGGTGCTGTGCTGTTTATTTTCTTAACATTTGCAAGCCCTTGTACTACTGTAGCGGCTGCCACAATTTGACCAAACGGAGGTGGTATAGTTGCAAGTGCCAAGTTTGCCGCCCTATAAGTATCAATGCCGGCTTGAAATGTAGCCGCTATTTTTCCCGCTACGCTTTGCGCTCCAAATACGCTGAGTGCTGCATTTAGTACCGAGTCGGTTGCTGCAATCTGTGAATCTGATGTTAGTTTTGCTAAGTCTTTTTTATCCTTTGCTAGTTTAGTTTCTGCAATCAATGCGGCTTTTTGCACCTCAACTCCCGCGCTGATACTATCATCCTGCAAAGCCCTTAGTTCTGCCTGCAATTCTGTTTCAATTGCTAGTCTAGTTTCCGCGTCAATTACCGCATTTGTCCTGTTGGCTTCTAATTGACCTGTTACCGCTGCCTGCCTTGTTTCAATAGCAAGTACCTCAACTTGGTCCAAGGCTGTTTGGTAAGCATCCAAATCTATCAAGCCATCCGCAAACTGTTGCCTTACCTGGTTAATCGAATCCCTAACGGCTAGATCCGTTTCAATTTGTCTTTGCTCAAGTGCCTGCTGATAGCTTTCATTGACTTGCTTTTGTAGCTCAATAGATGCTTTTAATGCTTCTTCGTCTGCCTTTGTTTGTGCTGCTGTGGCCGCTTCGTTTGCCTTAGTTATTTCTGCAAGTGCCGTTGCGTTTGCTGCTGTTTTCTTGTCCTCAGCCTCTTTATTTAGTGAATTTAGTTTGTTTTGCAGTTCGGTTTGTATAGTTGCACTTCCCTGTCTGATATTTGCAAGCTCAATTTCTGCCTCTATTACTTTGTTAATATCTTCGTCGGTTGAGCTACTCAGTTCGTTTTGCTCCTTCAATATCCTAACCCTGTCTTCTTGTAGCGCTGTTCTTTTAGCTTCTTGAGCTAGTTCAATGCTATTCGCTTTCTGAGTAGACGCCAGTCTTTCCTCAGTGCTTTTAGTTATGTCGTCACCTGCCTTTTTAAGCGTTTCAATCTCGGCTCTACTATTTGCTGTTTCAAGCGACAGGGCTTTTTCAGCTCTAACCACATTTTGAAGCTGTCTAGTTAGTTTGAATGCTTCGGCTGACGCTTTACCTGCTGCTCCTGCGACCTCTAGAATATTAATAGGCTCAACTTTAGCGACTGCCTCCGCTATGCCATCAACTCCCTTTCTAACCCGATCAAAGTCCAAGTCTATTATACCGCCTATTATTTCGCCCAACCCCTCAAAAGTAGGTACAATAGTTCCAACTAACTGCTTACCTAAATCACTGAACGCGTCAAATATGACTGCTACAAATGTACTGAGTCCAGCAGTTGCTTTTGCGACTAGATCCATTCCCTGCTGTGTCCTTGTAAGGAATGAAATAAGCGAACCAAACAGGATAATTATTGCGCCTATTCCCGTAGCGATCAAAGCATTTCCAAAAGACTTAGTAGCTATTGTACCAGCCCCCGTTGCCGCTGTAGCTACTGTTTGAATTGTCGCGAGTGCTGCCTGAGCTTTTGCAAACAGCCCTGAACTGTCAACTGCTGAAATGATAGACTGCGTATAATTACCGACGCTTGAGCTAGTCACGCCAATTCCCAAATCCAAAGCTCGTGCCGCTTCGGTTTGTGCTAAAAGTTCGGCTTGCAATACTCCGCCAACTTGCGAGTTCTCTCTTTCGGCTGCGCTAAGATTTTGATACTCGCTTTTTAGTCTTGATATGTTAGCGCGTAGCTCTATAATAGATCCGGTGCTGACTTCATTAATCCGATTGTTAGCCGTTAGAACCCGCTGATTTTCCCGAACCGTTGTATTCAGTCCAGCAATAGCAGTTTCGTTTGCGATAAATTCCCTTGAGTTCCTTCCTGTTTGCGTTTCGACTAATTTCTGTTTTTCCTTTAACAGTTGAAGCTCAGTCCTAGCCGCTATGATTGCATCCTGACTTTTCTTGATCTGGTTCTCGTCAATACCGACACGTAATAATATGCTTTCTTCAGCCATTTTTTATTTGGATTTAGCTTCTAGTTCCAAGATTAATTTTTTCAGCCCTTCCGCTTCCTCTCTGTATATTTTGCAGCCGCAATTCTTATATTTCTGGTTTGCGATCATTAATTTTTCTCGCAAATTACTGAGCATGGTTCCCATTATATCCCTAGTTTAATTAGTCTGACAAAACAGCTCTCACGTCTGTTAACTTTGAATTGTTTGATTTGCTCAATATAGAAAAAGTCACCAAAATAATCGACATAAACAGGAACGGTAAAATCCAAGTTCCGAACGTCTGACAAGTTCAAAAGAAACAAGGCCTCTACTACTTTTGTATTTACAAATACCGTATCAAGTAGCTGATAATTATCTCGCAAAGCGCGCTCAAAGCTCAAAGCCCCTGCATTGACTTCATAGTTTATTGAGTTTTGACCTATGATAATATCCAAAGAAGATTCAGCCGCTGCCAAGATTGCCAACCGCGGCGCAAAGTCTTCTAGTTTTATCTCTGCATTAAGATTATAATTAAACCCGTCAAAGGTGTATTTGTCACCTGTGAACACTCTACCCATAACGCGCGAACCCTGAAAGGTTGGAAGCGAAGGAACCGGGCTAAACTTACTTTTGAAAACTGATTTTTCAGGTTCAAGATTTACATTGTCAACCAAGAAAGAACCTCGGCCCGCGTTTGGCTGCAATAGAATATCTTTTTCATCCCCTGCAAACTCATAGAAATTACTTTGTGCAAAACCTTCAAGCTGATAGCCTATTTCAGGATCTTCAGTCAAGTCTAATTTATCCGACCAGTCTAAAGCCTTTGCCTTATTAGTTCTAAGATTGTCAATTTTAGCGGTGTGTATCTTCTTAGTTGTTTCATCAACCTGTATTATAATACCTTCTAAATTAGCTATAGTTAGTAACAAGTCTCCTACCGTTGGCGATGCTGGAAGAACGTTTGCGGCTCTTACATTGATCGGAATGTTTGGCCTGTCTATTCTTGTACCTCCTTTAGGTAGCTGATTAATCGTAAATTCTAAGTTCTCAAAACGTAGCCTTTTCAGTCCTGCTCCTGCTCTGTTGCTTCTTACCTGCCAACCAAAGCGCAAATTAGTTAAGTCATCAGTATCGTTTATCAAATCGTTGAACAGCGCTACATCCGTACGACTTTGAGGATAAGTAAAATTAAGATCCCTTTCTAAGGTTCCTGAACTTGGCGCACGATAAATATTAAAAGGCCCAAAAAAACGATCCTCAAATGTGACTGATGTTGTCAAAGTTAAAAGCAAAGTTCCTACTTCATTGTAAACTAAAAAGTCTATAAATACCTTTGCATTTGTGTAGTCTCTAGGCAAATTAGTTATTACTTTTCCCGTGAAGTTTATTTCAAAACGTACATCTTCAGCAGTTGCAATATTAGGAGTATATGTAAAATGACCTGCATCTGAATTAGGGCCGTATCTTCCAGTTGTATCACTTACTTTGTTAGGAAAACTTATCTTTTCAGTTGTCGCCCCTGTCAGTTGATTAAAATCAATGGTAAATGTGTACTGAGCTAAACTATCTAGCAAGTCAGAAACAGCACCCCGGCAAAGAACGACTAAACTTCTAAAGCTCAAACTATCCAGTATAGCACCTTGCAACGTGTAACCTAAATCAAATATCGCTTTTTCTAAAATAGTCTTGGCCCAAAAACTAGGATGGAAAAAACGGAAACTATAACTAGTCTGATCGGGCGGTGCAAACTCGAAAAACCCATAATCAATATTAGGGTAAACAAAACCCTCAACAGTTTCACGGCGCGCTGTAACGTTTGGCCCGTTGTAGAGGTGATCGTATTCTACCAAATCTACATCAATTAGATTTAAAGACCCGACTGATTTAAAAAAGTCAGTATTCCCTGCTGTTATGTATAGCCTGTACATAGTACCGCTTGCTAGGATTATTGCGCTACCATCAACAATTAATTGACCATCTATAAATATCTGGCATGAGTTTTTTTGGTAGGGAATCGAGGTTAAACTTGTAACTATATCGCAATTATCAAACAGCGCTTTATTCTCGTTTGTCCGCGCCAAGTCAAAGACGTTTGAGTAACTGCCTCGTCGGCTGCCTAGTTGATCGAATGTAAGTGCCTGAGCTGTGATAACTATGTCCGCATCCTGTGTGTCAACTAACTGACTATTTATAAATATCTCAGTCATGCTACTTATTGCGTTTGAACTGTGACCTGCTGCGATCTTCTAAACTTAAAAGCGAACCTAGTTTCAGACTGATTAAAACGGTTTCCGTAAGTTGTAAAGCTAGCCCGATCAATTACGATAGGAATATCAAAAGCATCTGTAGTGATATTGTAAAGATAAACCTGTATAGACGTACGCAAACTAGCCAGTAAATCCAGCTGATTCTTAGACAAAACTCCGCCCCGAAGTTCTACCGTGTCGTAAACATCCCGAAACTCTACGCGCTTTAGTTTCCCTAATGCATCTACTACCGTGTTATCGCTTCCAAAATCCCTGCCTTCAATGAATTTACTTTCTAGTGCAAAAGATGAAAATCCTCCGCGCTGATTGAGCCAAGCGAAGTTTAGAACGTCTGATTTGCAAACATTGACTATTTCGCTTATCGCTGTGACATTAATGTTTAGTGTGAACAAGGTTCCGTTTTTTGAGAACACAAAACTAAAAGCTCCTATTATGCTATTAATTTGACCACCTGTATTATAATCAATTGGGCTATAATCTTCTGCTAGGTAGTCACCTGCTCCACCCGTACAAGGGTTTATAACTAGATTAATGTTATTTCCCGAAGCTGTCGCGCTGATCCAACTTGGTAAGGCTGGAGAAACGGTAAACCCACTTGCATTTGAACCCACTAAATAAGTGATTACTTTAGGCTGACAACTAAGCAAGTTTATATTTACTACGGATCCGGTAACCGTGCTAGATGAATCTGAAGCATTTGAAATGAAATTATTGATTATTCCTTTTTCTAAAGCTAAACTATAAAGTGTCGGCTCATCTCCAAAAAACAAGATAGGGCGTTCCCCTACTGCTTCTTCGCCTGCCTGTTGTGCTGCTGTCAGGTCTGCCAAACCGTAGTAAGCCGTGACTGCGTTTGAATCGTTTGGAATAGCTGTAGCACTTTTTAGCCTTACATTGTAGCGGATTGAAATATCCACATTCGGACCAGTTAAAGGTGCTGTAATTTTGAATCTACTTCTGAGATAGCCCGATATATCAAAGCGGTAAACTCCTGCAAGGTTAGGACTGACTATTATCTCATCAACCACCTGCCAAGGTTTTATACTTGCTTCGGCTCCTGTTAGGTAGCCGGCGATTAACTGGAAATCTTGAGATCCTTCAGGTGTAAACTGTGTCGATCCTGTAGCTGAAGAAGAACCGATAAACGGAGTATTGAGTGTTAATCTTAGCAGCGTGTTTGGAGTTATTTCAATAACCCGATAAACTCCTAAATAGGCCCCGTTTCGTATTCTTATGCTGTCACCTACTTCTATTAGTTCCGAATAGTTGAGCGGAATATCAATCGCTGCGATCCCTTCCAGGTCAACAAAATTACAGGATGCAGACTGAAAACCGAACTCGAAAATCATTGGGCTGAATACGTCCGCACCGTTCAAGGGCGCTAAGGTCTGATTTATTACTGCCATTAATCTAGTGATTTACGTACAAACTCATTGATAACATAGTCCCGAAACTTGTCCGTTAGTACATCTGTTAGTTTTTCTTTTATAACTTGATCGTTAATTGACTTAGATATAACGCCAGATTTTCCGCCTTCACGGTAAAGAAGTGTTCCTTCCTCGTGTATCTTACGGCTGATAATATAGGATAGTGACTTAGCAGTTATTCCATTAAGCTGTAAAGGCTTGTCTTTTATCCACTGTTCAATACTTTGTTGAAGCGTGGGGGTTCCTGGCGTTTTGTTAACCGTTGGGCCTCGTCCAGTTTCAAGCGTTGTAAAATACTTGTCAGTGCTAAAAATAGTCAATTCAGTACCGACTATTCGATAACCTAGACTTTCAGCACTTTTACCCGTAACATTTGGAATCCTGCTTTTTATACCTGCGATTATTTCCTCTGCAAAGTTTCTAAGAATTGCCTCAACTAACCCGATCAACATGGTGAAACTAAGCTAATATTAAATGCAATAGCGTAACCGCTTAAGGTTGCCTGAAACATCTGATATTGGGGTTCCTTTTGTATATTGGTTAGTTTTGTGCTGTTTGACTCTAAAATATTTGATAGGAATAGATCGCTGAGAATGTCCATTTCTGCAATCAGTGCCTCGCGTTCTTCTGCTGTTGTGTCCGGTCTATCTTCTTTCCAGAACCCGACAACTAGATTAGCATTGTCAAAAACTCCATCCGGTGTGCTTCTTGCGTCGTTAATTGTGAAAGGTAAAAGCGTAACTAATGGGTAAGTACCGGTATAGCCCTGAGTAAAGTCAATCAAACGACCATGAATAAATCGAATATCTTCAGGTATTGATTCCCTGCACACGTCTACAATGTTCTGATAGTTTGCCAT